TGACTACGTTATTAATCGCAGAATCTAGCCGTGATAATGGGTCATCGTTTTTGGTAACTTCCCCTGTGGCTATGTTGATTGCAGAATCTAAATCATCTAATGCCACGTTTTACCCCTTATTTGCTAAATTTTCTTTAATTGCTTTCAATTCTTCTGATGTTGGTGCGCGGCCTTTATTCTTTTCAAAGCGCTGTTTGATAGCATCATCGCTAGGGATAAACTTATTAGCATCAGGCGTGCCGTAAAACTCGTAAGCACGACCTTCTTTATCGTTGCTGTACCATGCCCCACCTGGCACTTCACCATCAATAACCATACGGTCAATAATCTTTTGCCTTGCCTCTTGAGTTAATGGCTTTCCTTGCTTCTTCTGCTCAGAAAGAACGGCATCACGTACAACGCTTTCAAATTTGTATTTATCGGTTTTTTCAATACCTAGTGCGCCAACAGTTAAACTGATTTGCCCATCAAGCGTAGTCACATCTTTTAATTCATCTGGCTTCTTAGCCTGCAAATCAATTAATTCTTCGCGCTTCTCTTTTGGAATCAACCTAAAATCTTCACGCAAATTGCGATTCATGAATGCTTGAGGGTTATCTCTAGCTTGCTGACGAATGGCATAGTAGTTTTCCCATGCCGCAATGTTGTCTTGTTTTTCGCGTTTAGTTTCTGCCCTATCCTGCGCCACTCTTCCACGTTCTGCGCGTTGATAGAGTTCGTCATCAATAGAATCACGTTGCTGAGGTGTGAGCATGGACCATGTTTGTGCATCAACCCCTCTACGGCCTTTACCATCATCAATTGCAATTTTCCAAACTCTGTCATAAGCCTGTTTTTGCGATTGTTGCATTGCGTCTTCTTGCTCTTTGTAGCGCGTTTTAACTTCCAGCACTGCGAGCTTCATACCATCTGCATCAGTTGCAAACTTCTCGCGCACCATTGCCAATGCTTCTGATTCTGTTTTAGCGGTACCCATTGCCGTTGATACTTCACCAAACACTTTGACGTTTCGCTCAGCCACTTCAAGGCTTTTATCAAACTGCCCACGCGCAGCCGGTAGCATCTGCGCGCCATATTTATTCATGTACTCACGCGCTCGTTCTGGATTGCCATCAATCATGTTTTGCAACACGCCTGAATGGTATTGGCTGGTGTATTTCAGCATATCCATCTGTGCTTTTTCAGGGGCATCGCCATTCTCTGCCGCTAATTTGCTGACGGTAATTTGAATAGTGCGCATGGCTTCTGATGCAAGACCTGCATTATTTGGATCATCAAGCGCTAGTTTGATAGAGGAATCAATCGAAGCCAATGCGCCCTCTTGTTTAGCCGCACGGACTTGACCATCTTGGTATTGTGATAGCGAATCTAAGGTTGAAAGTCTTGTGCCTTGCATACGGCTTTTAAATAACCGTTGCTGATTAGGTGTCATTTTTTCAGTGACTAATCTAGCTTGATCATCCCACCACTTCTCGGCATCTTTAGCTAAGCCATCAGCCGCCAATCCCCTGCGCTTTCTAGCCTCAGCCTGAAACTGCATATAAGCTTCGCGTGTCGATACCTCGGCATTTAAAGCTGTTGCTGTGTCTATTTCATCTTGTCTTTTATCAAACAAATCACCAACACTATTAAGCGCTTTGCCTAGTGCTGATGTATTGTTTGCCCCACTAATTCCAGCAAACAACTCAGGTGAGGCAATTGAAGATTGCTTTGTGCCATCTAATGCTCTTGTTTGTTGAACATTGTTATCATAGGTAGGAACGTTAGGCATTAAGGCGTACTCCACAACTTATTGCCGCTGGTTGTCTTAGTAGTATCGCCCTTAGGTTTACTATCGCTCATCTTGTACCACTTATCAGCAACCGTACCTGCGCCATTCAACAATGTTGAACCTGCTGCCATTAATGGGCTTTCTGCTTGTGATCGAGCCGCTAGCAAATCTGAGTTTGAATTGTAGTTTTGCCCTTGCTGACGATAGCCACTAGCTTCTCTGTTTGCGTTATCACGTACAGTTAAAGCATCCTGCTCCCCCATCCAATCAGTATCAGATAGAATTTGTAGGGCCGAACCTTCTGAAATATCAAGGCCATTAGCCGCTAATCTAGCGGTTTGACTGCCTTTCATCATGGCTGTTTTGCGTCTTTGCTGTTCTTCTGCTACTTGACCACGTTTGATAGCGTCTTGCGCTTGATATTCAGCAGTAATGGCATTATTACGCGCTACTGTAGATTGATAATCATAGGATTCTTTAGCCGCTTGGCTTGATTGAAATGCACTAAATGCCTGCAATCCAACGCCTGCGATAGATGCAACTGTGGATGCTGTGCCTAACCATGATGGCGCGGTTGCTAATGCCGCTGGAATTCCGCACATACTAACCCCTTAATTCAAATCTATAAAACGGATAGCCTTTTACACCGTAAGGTTCGGCTTCAAAAAAGGTAAAGCCCATGAGTTTTAACCATCTAACGGTTTTCTTATTCCGCACATCACACCAATTGGTTAACACAGGCGATACACTTAACATGGCTTTAATATACTCTTGGCTATGGCGTATAAACGCACCCTTGTTTTTCTCAATCTGGTCTGTGCCAAGCATCCATATCAATGCGGTATCACTGAGTAAACCTAGTGGATGCATCCCAAATAGGCACACAAATTCACCGCCTGCATAGATGGCCCACTTGTATTTTGATTTATCGTAAGAAAGCTGAATCGCTTTTTGATAGTCACCATGTGAAGCATCAAGCTCTTGCTTATCATCATGGCGAATATTGGCAATGAGTAAATCAACATCAGCTTGCGTAGGCGCTCTAAGCTCAACCTTTGCCGAATCTTTAACCACCTAGCGCCACTTCCATCACCATGCTCAATACCGTCACTGGCAAAGGGTCTGTTTGCTGAATCACTACTTGGCCGCTACTATTCCAATCAGGCTTGATAGCAATATCAATTTCATCGGTGATCCAGTTTGGCGGTGAACCATAAGGCTCAATCGTTCTTTGCTTGAATTGCACTAGATTATCGGTGTCATAACCTGCCATTACGCCACTGGTGCGATAGACGCGCAATGTAGTTTTGTTGATGTTCTTTATATAACTTTGACCGAACGCAGCAATACCTTTAACATCAACGGTCACTGGTAATGTTTTAATGCGTGAGGTAATAGGCAGTCCAACATGGACCAATGTGGCTGATTGTGGCAAGGTGATCTGCCCATTCACTACTGTTAAATCTTTAACTACCGCACCATTTGATAACGCCACTACGGTTTTACCTTCAAGATGATGCAATCCCTTAATCACCGTAGCCGCTGTGCCGCTATATGTCAGCCCTGAATCAACGATAAAGCTTTCTTCAAGCGTATCTATTAGTCGGTCAGATAAGCGCTCAATATAGCGCACCACTTCATCATCTACGGTTCGCTTAACAGTCACATACAGAACATCACGGCCAGATTCATTGACTGCTGCAATGGATTCAAACAATCCATCCGTTTCATGTTGATGCCATGCAATTACTTTTTGGTCTGGCATATACGTAAGTCCTAGCAACTTACCATCATTACGCACTACCCACACAATAGGCACTGGCGTTCTGGTAATGGTCATATCAACAATGGTGAAGCCATCAAACAAATGTGGTGTAATCATAGATAAATCGTTTGATTTAAAGCCACTCACTTCAAAGTTGTAAGCCAAATCATGCAAGCGACCTGACTGAGCGCGAACATAAATACCACTGTTATTCACGACCACTGGCTGCACATCAGTACAGCCGTTATAAGACTGTGGCCTGACCGTCACTGATGAAGGCGTTAATACATCACTGTTCTGCGTGCTAATCTTCCATTCACCGCCACTGGTAAGAATAAGCAACTCAGTTAACGGCACGATATTTCTAATACGCTGCACTTCACGTGAAACAATGCGCAATGAAATCGCATCATCATCTTGTGTTGGAATTGAATAGTTAAGATTGGATTCTGTCGCTGAGCGTGTCATCCATAGATTCTGTGGCTTGTTATTAGTACCGCCAAAGCACCTGCGTTGTTCAAAGTAAGATACTGCGCCAGGATAGTTATTTGCACCGCTAAATGGGTTTTCTGCTTCAGGTGGTGTCCGTGTTACATCAGCAATGATATTGTCATCTACAAACGCCGTGCCAGATGCTTGACCAATATATCCAAATAGACCATTCTTCTCTTTGTAAACGTTGTATCGAATCGCACCAGTGACCGCAGTCCATGTGATTGTATTTTTGTTGCCTGCGGTTGCAAGGTTATTGGTTATATCATCAGCTGTTGATGCCACTGATTCCTCTAGTGCCTCGTCTGAGATAGCCGTTACCACGTAGTTATAAACCACACTACCTGAGCCTGTGGTCGCTGTTGCCGTCACGCCAGTTGGTGCGCTAATGCTAGGAATAAAACTAATGTTTGTTAACGTAAATGTGGTGGATGTGGTTCTATCCAACTCAGCAGGTGGATAGCTAGGATGCACTAAAGTTAAAGTATCAGCCGATTGCACATAATGAATATTGAACAAGTCAGCTTCAAGGTAAGGTGAGGAAATCTCATATACCTCAGCGATTGTGCCGCCTGATACATAGGCAGTCATGCCAGTGGTGTCAATGTAATTGCCACGTAAATCTTTAAGTTTAAAGGTGTTCGTGCCTGCATTAACGTCTGAAACCACCACATAGCGACCATTCAATTCAGCCATGCCTGTAATACCAGATAAATAAAACCATGTGCCATTAGCAGGGTCTGTGCCTGAATAGGTCAATACCCCTTCGGTTGCTTGCGTAATTGCACTGATATTTAGACCAGTTTTAAGTAGCGTACCGCCATTGGTATGAAATCGAATGTATTGATCGCCAAACTCTAATATGTAGGTTTGCTCTGTACTGAAGGCAAACTCAATAAGATTGGCTTTTTTGTCTTGATGCTTAGTTTGCAGAATGTAGCTAAACCCGGCGCGATTCTGTGCTGGACCATGCGGTAATATCACAAAATTTAAGCACTCTGCTAAGCCTGATTGATACTTATCTAAGTCAATACGACCAAATAATTCAGGCGCTATTTCGCCGCCTACGAAGCTACGCTGGATGGTTTTGGTTGATGGCATTACTAACCCCTGAGAATGCGACCATCAGCGTCATAAACACTGCGCTGATCTGATACGCCATAGTCTTGAATCCAACCAGGCACATGCGTTTTTTGCGCATCGTAGTTGCGTGCTGCCGCATCTTTTCCAGCCGCAACATTAAGCATCTGCATGGCCTTGTTATACATGGCATCGGCAATCTTCATGCCTGTATCGCCTTTAATCAGTGAGCCTGCCAAAAAGCTTGCCAGCATAAATGACAATGTATTGATAAACAGCGGTGTGAATTTAGTGGTATCAGTAATCAATGAAATGTATTTGAGCGTAGCATTCTCGACATTGGTGTATAAAACCAACTGACCAAGCTCATTTGTTTCAATGATGAACGGTTGCTGATCTGCTTCGCTATTGGTTTGCTCTGGATAAACGGCAAGCGCACGAATATAGTTTGATGGCACTGCATAGGTGAACGCCCATGCATCAGGTGCTACATCACTGGTTGCCGCCAAGCTAATACGTTTAGTGGCAAAGTTCCAAGCATGCAATTCAAGCAAGTTATCACGCGCAATCGGATAAAAACGCTTGGCTTGCTCTGCCTGTGCTGAACCTTCTGGTGGGTCTATGCTGGTGACTGTGGCAGAGTCGCCAAGCCTAGCTAACGCAAGATTTACAATATCAACGACTGAAGCCATGACAATCCTTTCAATTCTTACAAGGCAATCTCGCCTGAAATCACCTTGTAAGAAGGGCTAATGAAAGCCCTTCTCACGGTTATTACGCTTGCTGTGAGGCTTCTGCCAATGCCGCTTCTGCTTCTGAGATAGCGCCATTTAGCTTATCAACGCCCCAGTTTTTAGTTGCAGCGATACCCAAAGCTTTCGCTTTCTCGATCAATGCATCTTTCTCACCGTTATCAGCTTGCTGTGAGGCTTCTGAAGGCACATCTTTTAGCACCTTCATCCACTTACCAACTTTTACGTTGTCAGCAATTACAAACACATCGCCTTTGCGTCTTCGTTTGCCATCACAAAAACCTAATGCTAATGCTTCTACTTTTTTAGGCATCATCTACTCCTTAAATCGCGTCAGCGTAAGCTTTCCACTTTTGAACATCAGTGGTTAGGAACGCATTGATTGCACCTGCTGAAATAGCAGTTGTGCCAGTGACTTGAAGAATGCCTAAATAACGTTCGTAAGCATTGCCCTCCATTGGTAAAGCTACTGCAAACAGCACTGTGCCAGCCGCTAAAGTAGTGGTGTCTGATGTTGTGCTAGTTGCAAACTCAGGTGAGGTGAAATGCACGGTTGAAGTAGTTGTGCTAATTGATGCTGAATCATCAGAAGCCAGTTTGAATGCCACTGTGCCTGTTGATGCCGCAACTTCAATGCCTGTTGCTACTGTTGCCACTAAGTAAAGCGGTGAACCGTTACCAATATCACGCGCTTCGCTAATGTCAATTTGGCTACCAATCAAATACGTGCCAGCAGCGCCAGTATTTAAATTGACTGCATCTGCAAATTCTGTACGTTTGTCTAAAATCATGTTATTCCCCTTAAATTAAACGCCTGATTCAGTGTTGGTGATTGCATCAACGCGCTTGAATGGAACGCCCTCAAACATCGTTACATGCTTACCGCCTACGGTTTCCATCGTCAATGTAGAAGAAGCCACTTTGTTTGCAATTTGACGCTTCAAGAAGCTCAATGCTTTACGGTTGCCGTAGAACACTGGGCGGCATGATGAAAGTGATGGAATCAACTCAGTTGCTTGTGAAAGCAAATCAATCAAATCAGGACCAGCACTTGCGTTTTTGGTTAAATCTTCTGCGTCATAGTTGATACGCACTACATAACGCCAGTCACGCACTGATAGGCCGCAATCCCAACGATAGTGAGAGCGGTATGCTTCCATACGACCACCAGAACCATCCACGTTTTCAATGGTGACTTGGCCTTTGTCGTTCATTTGCAAGCCACCTTTTGAACCTTTTGGGTAAATGCCGTGAACCGTGTTAGCACCCCAGCCGATTAGCCAAATGCTTGAGTTGTCTGTGTTGTCTGGTGTATCAGCAGATGTGATGATGTTTTCACCATTTGCTGCAGATTGGTCATTGAAGCGTGGCGCAAAGCCAATAAACTCTTCAGGCGCATCAGCAGTACCGTAGAATAAGGTAGATGCAAATTCTTGGTTCATACCTTCAATGTGTGCCAAATCTTCTGACATACGGAATGCCGCTGTATTGCCGTTCAAATCAGCTAATGCTTTATCTACTTCAGCGTAAGCTTCCAACATGCCGCAAGCA